CTTGGCGATATTGACTTGGGATTGCGTCAGCGTGATCTTTTTAGGCGCTACGCTGCGCGTTGCAGGTGCTACGACAGAAGACTTCTTTGGTTTCTCGGAGGGGAACGCTTCCGGGAACCTTTCACGTACTGCCTTATTGATTCGGCCATAGTACGTTTCAGAAGTAGTGTCTACACCTTCATCCACAAGGTCTTGGTGGACTGCCAGAGCAAAAGCCGTCATCCCTCTGTTTGGACCAAACCACGGATTGGCTTCTTGCCACGCACGGGCTTTTTGATCCACAGGAGGTGGCGGCGCCACCGTTGGCTCAGGTTGTACCACAGGTTGCTCGGGCTTTGCAACAGGTGGTTTGAAATTGGCAACACGCTCAGCTTTGATTTTTGCTGCGGTGAGTTCTTCCTGAGCAGCAATAAAGGCTTCGGTATCACCGGACTCGTGAGCTTCCTTGAGCTTCTGCTTGGCCTTGTCAACCTCAGCAGCCACTACCTTTTTGGCCTGCTCAAGAAGCGCCTGCTGGTTCTGACCCACCGAGCCTTGCAGTTTCTTATTCTGCTCGGCCAGCGCCTGCGCCAAACGGATAGCTTCTTCCTTCTCACGGATCGCCGCTTCTTTGGCTCGACGCTCGTCGTGGTAGCCCTTGGAGAAGTGTTGGATGCGCTTCTTGACGCTCTCGCTGTACTTCTCAAGCTCTTCGTCGGTGACTTCAGACGGAGGCTCCTTCATCGGAGCACGGCCACGATCATCCTCTGGCGTGTCGTCTACAACTTCAACTTCGGTTTCGGAGCCCTCTACTTCCACCTGAATGTCTTCAGGTGCTTCTTTCTTTTCCTCGACCTCGTCGGGAAATTTGAACGTTTCAAGTGCCATGTGTTACTCCTTACGCACGCTTCACGCCGCGAGGATCTTGGACAACAGCTTCAACGCTGTCGTCGTTGATCAAACGCCACTCAGTACCGTGGATCTTCAGCCGGGTGCCTGTGTTGGGACGAACCAAGACAAAGTCACCCACTTTGCATGAAGGTCCGCTGGGGAAACGCAGCGGATCTCGATACGCATCAGGACCCATCTTGGCGACAAACAGCACGGGGGACAAAAGCTCCTCGTAGTGCATCGTCTGCCCAGCTTTCAGAAGCCCGCTTTCATACTCATCGTCTGCTTTTGGAACCATGCAGAGAATGTGGTACGTCACGGGATCCGGCACTTGTCGTGCTTTTTCTTCCTCGGTTTCAGGAAGCGCAGTGACGGTATTACCGTCCGTTAGTAGAATTTCACTCATCGTCAGTTTCCAGTCTTCGCACGAGGTCGGTTACATAAGCATGTACGTGCGATAGACCCCGGATCTCGCCGCACAGACTCCGATACTCGGAGTAATCCTTCGCGGCACCGGAAATAAGCGCTTGGGCGAGGGAGTCCCGCCGTTCGTCAATTTCTTTCAGTACCACGGAAAACGCAGTGGTTGCCATAAATCAGCCCTTTTTGGACGGTTTTCGAGCGGCTTGCATCATGGCTTGCCGTGCTTGTTGCTGCGCTTTAAGCGCTGCTTGTTGCTGTTGTTGGCGCATCTTTTGCTGATGTACCTGCTCTTTGTGCTGAAGCTCCTGCTGCGCTTGGGCCGTCTTCTGCTGCATCTCCTGCTGCGCGATCATGGCCTTCAGACGAGGGTCCTCTCCGCCTTTATTCCGCGCCTCAAGGGCGAGCTTCTGAGCCTCAAGCTGCAACTTCTGCTGCGCGATCTGAGCGTCAATCTGGTCCTTCTGTGCTTTGCGCTGGACCTCGGTCTGCTTGATCTGCAACTCGGCCTGCTGCATCTGGACCAGCGGATCCTGCGCCTGCTGTTGGGCTTGCTGTTGGGCAGCCTGCTGCTGGTGCATCTGCGTCAACTGAGCGCCAGCCTGAGCCACCAGACGCGACAACTGGACCTCGATGTCCTGCGGAAGCTCCGCATCAGGGGCCGGCAGAGGAGCCCCAAGACGCTCTTCGATCTGCTTACGGTACTGGAACCCCAGGTGCTCTGCGATGTGCGCCTGGAGAGCGCCCATGACCTGCTGTGCGGCAGGGCTCTGACCGATGGTCGCTTGGATCATTGGGTCCTGCATGAAGGACTGGTGCGTTGCCAAATGGGCGTCGTGGTCTTGGTAGATGAACGCCTTCAACGGCGTGCCACGCAGCGCGTTCATGTTTTCGCTGATGGGATCTCGGGGCTTCTGATCCTCGGGGATGGCGACCAGCTTGTCCGCGTTCTTGATGCCAAGCACCTCCAGCATCTGCCGGTGAAGCTGAGGCAGGTCGTAGATCTGCGGAGCGCCCTGAGCCAACTGGATCGCTGCTTGGTACTGCATGATCCGCTGCGCCATCGTGGCCGCGTTGGGGTCACTGACCGGGATGACCTCGACGACGTCGTAGTCGGACTGCTTCGCCAACCGGTCACCACCTTGCGGGGTGTACTCGTAGTCGGGCGGCATGTAGTCACGGATGATCTGCTTAAGGAGCTTGAACTCCATCCGCAGACTTGCGTGCGTCCGTGCCTGAACGGCAGACATCGTCTTGAGTGTGCGCTCAAGGATCGCCAGCGTCGTACCCACCGGGGCCTGCGCCGACATATCGGAGATCTTCAAATCCCCAATAGCAGCAAGGCGTCGGCCTTCTTCGGTGATGCGCTCCAGCAGAGCGGCCAAAACTTGGCTCGGCTCTTTGTACGGTAGCGGCATGATGTTGTCACGCACGGCGCCAGACGGGACGTCTACGTCACGGAACTCACCCGGGGCAATCGGCGTGTCGTCGCTCTTAATCCGGAGACCACGGGACTTCAAACCACCCGGCAGATTGCTCAGGGTTCCTGCATCGACCAGTTGTCGGATGATAGATGTACCAGCACGGGCATAACCGCCGATGATGTGGATGTATCCAAGCCCGTAAGCCCCGAACCCAGGGACGTAGGTGTACTGAACGAAGTGCTGCCGTTTGAGTCGGCGTTTGTCGTCCTCGTCCCAGTTCCGCCTAATAGCCAGCACAGTGCTGGTGCCGCGCTCGATGGTGATGACGTAGGGAAGCGCGAGTCCGTTTTCATCTTCACCCAAGTCCCAATCGACGTGCATTTCAAGGATCTGATAACGGTCGTCATCAGTCAGCGAATACCCCTGCTCTTCAGCTTTTTTCTTCTCAATGTCGGAGAGGAATCTTACAGGTTCTCCTAACTCTACATCACGGTAGAAGCCAGCAACTTGCAGCTTTTTGATTTCATTTTCCGTCTTACGCATGATATGAGTCACGCGCTCTGAGACGTAAATGTTTGATGCGCCGTAAGGAATGATGACTTCCTCGGCCGGGATATAGATTGCAACCTGCCTTTGCAGATTTGGGTCGTAGTAGACCTTCTTGAACGCTGCCCCGGATAGGCCAAGGGAGTACAGCATCCGTTCATGCTCGGGCCGGTACTCGATCATCTCCTCGGTCAGGCGAAAGTTCATGTCATCACGAACCCGCTCGGCCGCGTCTTCCTTGAAGCGGTCAATCTCACCAATGATCTGCGTTTTCACCGGGCCTTGAGCCGGAAATGTTTCAGTGATCATCTCGGACTGGAACCTGATGGCTGCCTCAGTCAGGAGAGGAGAAAACACCCCGCAAGCACCCGACCACGGCTCGGTACGTTCTTCGTACTTCATGCCAAGGACTTCCAAGCCCTTGACGTACATCTCCGACCACTCCTTACGCGAGTTCATGTCGGAGTCAACAAGACTCACAAGCTCACTGGCGATGGACTGAAGTTCTCCGTCGTCCATCGTTTCGGCCAAGTTGGCATCAAACTCTTCTTCTTCCTCAGGCATAAGGTCAATCTCAACACCGTCGATGCCGATCTTCACGTCGTCAGGATTCTCGATTTCAATCTCAAGTACCGGCTCTTCGGTCATGGCTTCCATGTCCAAAGGGATGAGAGCTTGGTCAATGTTGGTAGCCATGGTGTTCCTTAATAAAACCCGCCCTTGCGACGGAAGTGGACAGGATCGTCCCGTTCATCCGTATCTAGGCGCAAAAACCCACCTTGCCGGAATCGTAACAGGGCCTGTACTGTGGAGTCTACGAGGTCGTCGTGGTCGGAGTTTGGAAAAGCAGCACACTGCTCCACCACTTCCCTGGCCCACCTCGTATCAGGAGCCCAGATTTTCCCGCTCCTGAACAAATCCGTGACGGAATTCACCCGGGAAATCTTGTCATTTGGAGCTGCTCTTGTACCTCTGCTTGGTGTGTACTCAGAAACAGGTATTCCCAGTTTCCTAAGCTCGTAAACAAGCGGAGCACCCGCTGCTTTTGCTTCAACAATGAACGCATCAGGCTCCCATTCCTTGTAATGCTCCAGCGCTTTGTCCTTCAATTCAGGAAATTCCATGCGCTTTTGCAGAGCATCAAGCAATATAATGTTTACGTCCTCTGGGTCCTCGTTTTTGTGGAAAACACCCCACGTAGTGCACGCAGAATAGTCCGATCTTTCCTTTTTCGTAAAGGCCGTGTCCCAAGATTGGATGATGAATTCACATCTCGGAGGGTCTTCTGCTTCCCAAACCTGCCACCAGTCCCTTTTTATCAGCGCACCTTCTTCTGCGGTGGGGTTTTGCTGGTACTGAGCGTTCCATTTGGCCGGGGGAAGCTCTTCTCGTAGGGCTTCAAGCTCCTTTAATGACCAAAATTCAGGCCATAGAGGGGCTCCAGATGGCATGATCGCGGGGAGTTCAATGACTTCCCACTCATCCTCCTTACCCAACTCGCCTGCATTCTTCAAAATCCGGCCAGTTAAGTCCGACTTCGACCATCGGGTGTTATGGCTTACAACACCATTTGCAATGAAATTTTCTGTGCGGTCTACTTCGACGTCAAAAACTTCCTCTAGGCCGCACGGAGTGATGCTAACTATCGGATCCGTTGTGAAGTCTGAGATACGCCGCAGCTCTTTCGAGAATGCTTGACGTCTTGCCATATCCGACTGCAAGGTTGCAGTCGTTGCAAAGTAGTCCTCGCACTTTTCCTGTGTTGTGGCAGTGGTCAATGCACAACTTGCCGCTCCAGTGTGCGCGAGTGTTTTCAAACGAAGGTTCTTCACCGCAAACATCGCATCGGTTGTTGCGCTCCGCAACCATCTGCGCATACTGTTCAGCGGTGATTCCGTAACGACTTTTGATGCGTTTGGCGCGTCTGTATTCTGGCGTGTAATTTTTGCCTCTGTAACCTTCAGACCATCGTGTTTTGTTGTAGTGTGTCTGGCACAAACCTTTTGTTCTGACTGGGCTATCGCACCCTTCCTCAGAGCATCCAACGAGTTTCCACTTGCCATGATGCCCCAAAGGCCGATACGGTGCATCAGGATTTTTACGGTGGTAGCTAGCTTTTGCAGCGCATGGCCCACAAAGCCCTGGTTTATTTTTTGCTCGTGGCGGTCTACTGCAACCTTCGTTGCTACAAGTTCGTCCCCCACCTGGAGTTGCCTCAATCTGGTCCATTCGCATACACCTTCATTAAGAACGAGAAACGGGTGCCTCTCGTTGGCACGAAGAATTATGCCAGATTGTGTTTGTACTTTATAGACTTTATCAAGCCCATTTGACTGCCAGTTGTTGATCTTGCTAGTTGATAGGCGTCCTTTATCAAAAGTTGCGACAAGATCACCCGGCCGTATGTCGCGCAACAACTTTTGCTGGCCTGACGCCATAAGCACGCGGGTGTCTCCCGTCATGCACATCACGACCACGATAGCTCCTCCCGGCTGGAGACGCTGACGAGGGCCAGAGGTGTACCACTCAAACACCGAATCAAAGACTTGCGGGTTCCCGACCGCCAAAGCAGCTTCTTGTTCCGAGTGCGGGTCGTCAATGATCAACAGATCAGCGCCCTTACCCGTCATCGTCCCACCAACACCGAGAGCGTTGTACTCCCCGTTGTGAGAAGTCCCCCACCGGCCCGCAGATTTCGAGTCAGCCCTCAGCGTTACGCCAGGAAACACCTTTGCGTACTCTTCCGAGCCCACTAAGTTTCTGACCTTTCTGCCAAAGTTAACAGCCAAGTCAGCTGTGTTAGACGCCTGGATAACTTTCTTAGCCGGATATTTCCCAAGGAACCAAGACGGAAACAGGTACGAAGCAAACTCACTCTTCGTATGCCGAGGGCCGAGGTTGATGATCAGCCTCTTCAGCTTCCCACTTGCTATTTCCTCAAACTTCTTAGCCATGACAGCATGATGTCTTCCATGCACAAACCCAGGCCACATCTTCTTCACATAGGCCATGAAGCTCGTCTGACACTTCTCCCTCTCCACAGCGTCCTTGTAGTCCTGGACCTGCTGAAGAAGTTTCTCCTGATCCCCAGGGGTCAGGCTGGCAATCAAGTCATCCAGCTTCATTCGATGTAGCGGAAATTGATGTACGTCGGCCGCAGGGTCCTGCCCATCCCGTCAATCTTCTTCAAGGCCCCGATCTTGATCAGCCGTCTCACAATCTTCTGAGTGTTGCTCACACCCTTCCCCCTGATAGCCGCGATGTTCCTCACGCTCGGGGAAAAGTTGTGCTCCTTCCAGAACTCATCCACGATCAAGAACACTTCTCTCTGTGCTTCCGTCATCTCCATCCTCATCGTTTCTTCAAACGACCCATAGACCTTCCTGTGCTCACTCTGAAGTACCCGTTTCTGCCAAGGCACCTTCTCTTTGATAACTTTACGCCTGCTAACTTTTTTTGCCGGGGTGCTAACTTTCTCAGCGCTAACTCGTTCCTCGGTACCGCCTACGGCAATACCTTTACCGTCAACCAAGTCCTGCGCTAACTTTAACAGTAGCTCTAATTTCAAAATTTATACCCCCCTACCCCATAAAGTTATCAGAGCCTACCGGGGGGTGTCGCCAGATTGAGGGGGTGGGGTCTCGGTGAGAAAGTTATCACTTTCGCCGGGGGCGCTATCACTGGAAAAGTTAGCAGACGGGGGTGGATCGCTAGAGTTAGCAGAAGCATGTGACGATTTGTGGGGAATAGTATGTGTAGAGAGGCGGGACTCCGGCTCAGCATCCGGGGGGGTGCCGGTGGGGTGGGTTCCTGCTAACTCTCGCAGCAACTCGTCCGCCTCCGTGCTGATAACTTTCGCATCCTCCACGCTGCTAACATTCGCGCCCATGAGCCGTGTGAGCTCTGCTAGTACACTCTTGCGTGCGTCTTCGCTCGAGCTGATGGTCCGTGTCTCGCGGCGTTCGGTGAATGCTGCGACCTCGGTGACGGTGCCAAGCGTCTTCAGCGCGGCGATGCGCTCAGCGTTTTTGGCTAAGGGATCTAGGGCAACCTGAACCAGGCCGTGGATGACCAGTTCACGTAAAGCGGCGGGCGTTCGCTGTTTCGCCGACTCTATTGCCAGTGCGTAAGCCTTGATCTCTGCAGCAATCCTCGGGTCGGCCGCCAGCCGGTAAGGCTCTGCAACGATTGTTCTCGGGCTTGGGCTTGCCTTGTAGGCTTCCCGGTAGGCTGATGCCTTGGTCTGACCCTCTGCCACCTTGCGGGCGAAGGCCTTCTGCTTGGGTGTCAGGCTCTTGGTTACCTTGGCCCCCAGGATGTCATCTAGAGGCATTGTCTTGGCTGCCTTGTGTAACTCTGCTCGGGTGGGCATCTGGCTTGATCTCCTAGTGTGTGAGGGCGGATTGTAGGGGCACAGGATGGACTGTTGCTCGCTCCCGCTCGCTGGATGTCTCGCGGATGTGGCGGCCCGGGTCTCGTGGCGATAAATTTATCGGTCAGAGTGTGAGAAAAGTCACAGACAAAGCACACTAGCGTGCCATATGATCTAGCCATGGCATCGATTCCCGGTGCCTCAACCTGGAGCCCGAAACATGATCAAGATGATTCAAGCCCTCATTGACCAAGGCGTCAGCGCTTACCACATCTCGCAGATCCTCAAGGCCGACGGTCGGCGCGTGCTCTGCTTCGGCAGCTACTACACCATCGGCAAGACAGACAGGTCTCGGGTTTGCTTCTATGAGACGGATAACGGCGTGCGCTGCCACTACGTCATCCCCCGCTAACTTTCTCACCCGCCCGGGTTCTCCCGGGCTTCACCTGGAGACCAAAACATGTCCCTAGTCGCACCCCTTGAGCCGGACCAGTGTCCGGCGCGGTACGTCCAGTTTTTGCGCGATACGTGGCGCAACGCCGCCAGGATTCTGCGCGAGCCGGTCCAACAATGGCCGGCTGGAGACAGCCACACCATCAGCAGGCAGGTGCAGCTGGAGTGTGAAAACCTGCACGCCGACATATCCGTCGAGTTTGGCGTGTTCGATCCGTTCAGCGGACGCCCGGTTGACTACCGGCGCCGATAAATTTCTCACCCGCCCGGGCTTCGGTCCGGGCTTAACCTGGAGACCTGACCATGAACACCACAACCATGAGCCCCGAACTTCGCGCGCGCCTGGAGCGGCTGGGCTGGAAGCCCGATCGCGTCACCTGGGGGCGCCGCGTCAGCGGTGACGTCCACGGGGTGACCCTGGAGCGTGACGGCGTGGAGCGTTATCACGCCGGTCCGTTCGTCCCCGTTCACGCGGGGGACCAATCCGCCATCGTTCGCTGGGGGTGAGACATGATCAAGCGAAACGGCGGGATGATCTTTTGGCGCATCGGGCCGGTGGGCGGCTCGATCTACGTTAAGGCTGATGCTCGCCGGCGGCTCGCCGTGGTGGCGGATGTCACCGTGGCCAGCGTTCTAGGTATCGGCATCGGGGTTCTAGTGGCGCTGGGGGTTTGATCATGTTCAATGACTGCTTGCAGGCCGCGCGCGATGCCGTGGCGGCCGGTGAAATTCTCCGTTACACGGTCGAGACTGACCGGGGCGGCTGGCGCGTGATCAGCGCAGAAAGCGATCAGGGCTGGTTTACCTGGTTTGACGAACTGGAATCGTCGGAATACTTCGAGGAGTGAATCATGCGAATGGAAAAGATCAATCCGGCGCCCGTGCGGCCCTTGCTCTGCTGCGCCTGCGGCGCCTGGAAAGCCACGCTTGCCGACCTGGACGGCGAACCGTTCCGGGCTTTTTATTGCCCGCCGTGCGCTGAAGCACGACATGAGCGACTAATTGAGTCGCGCATGGATTCCCTAGATCGCCGGCTGATGTCTGGACAGATGACGCAAGCGGCCTATGACGCTGCCGTCCGTGCGCTTTGAGTCCATCCATCTAGGGGCTGATGGCCCCTATCGGATGCACTCCCGCATCTATCCTGGAGACCGATCATGAAGGCAATATGGACAAAGTACATCCCAGCAACCGACATTAAATGCGCGCGCGTCAGGGCTGAGGCCGACGGTGTAAAGCCCTTGACCATAAGCTATTGGGAAAACGATAACGCGCACGTCGCGGCCGCATTAGCGCTTGCGCGGCGTGAAGGATGGTCGGGGACTCTTATTGAAGGCGGCCGCCCTGACGGGAAAGGCGACGTTTTCGTTTTTTCCGATAGCCGTACACACTCAATATAAGGGGGTAAAAGCATGACGACACAAAAGCAAATCAGGGCCGCATTCTGGGCCGCTTACCCTAACCTAGAGCGTGATGCCCGAAGGGCCGGCCGGCTGACTGCGCCACAAAACTATCACCCCGCCGACACCCGCGCGGCTTTCGTCGACTACGTCGATTGGCTGCACCGGTCCGGCGCGATTTCCGATGCCCTGGCCGAGCGGGCGACCCTGTGACCGAACCCAAACGGGGGCCGGTATGGCCCTTTCCCCCCTTGCCCGTGCCGGTGGACAGTCTGCCCCCGGATGTCCGTCCGGTGCGGGAACCGATCAAGCTGCCGGATGAACCGGCGCTCTTTTGAGGTGACGCGATGTTGTACCGTGGTTTCACCCTGCACCGTGGCCGGACCTTCCAGGACTGGCGCGTGGACTTCCCTGGCCGGACCCGTTGGGGGACGCTGGCCGAGGTGCGCTCTGATGTTGATGCGTACCTTATGGGACTGCTGCCTCCGCGTCGCTCCGGCTGGCATTGACTAAATCCACCTTCACACAATCGAGGATTGACAAATGAACCTCACAAATTACGCACGACGCGCCATCATGCGGCCCGGTTTTACTGAATGGGACGAGTGGTCCCACGCCATGCCCGATGGTCGTTTCCTGGCGATGGCGAACTACACCGGACCCGATGCGCCCGAATGGATACCGGCAGGGTCCAGCTATGCGGGGAAAAGACCGGACGGCACGGTTTACGCCCAGCAACAAACCATCATGCGCCCGGGCTGGTGGGGTTGACCGGCACCTATTGCCCATACGGTGGGCAATGGGGGCATGTCGCCCTGGAGACCTAACAAATGACCGTACCCTTTACCCCTGGACCGTGGACGATTGCTGATGGCCATGACAGGCGCGTCCATTTGATCGACGATTCGAGAGGCAACGCCATAGGCGAAATCGTCTACGCTGAAACCCGCAAACCCGCCGATGCTCGACTGATCGCGGCCGCGCCTGATCTTCTGGCGGCCCTGCAAGAACTGATCGCCGAATGGGACGCGAGCCATGCTGACGAAGACCACCGTACAGGCTACACGCTGGACACCTGCGGAATCCGCATGGCCCGCGAAGCCATCGCCCGCGCTACTGGGGGCGAAGCATGATTGAGATAAAAACCCGCGTGGCCGACGTGCCATGCTTTGCCCGTCTCACCTACTTCTACCCCGGAGACGCCGGGAAAACGTGGGGGCCGCCTGAAGACTGCTGGCCGTCAGAGCCGGCCGAGGTGGCTTTCATCCTGCTAGACATGCAGGGTGAACCCGCTCCCTGGCTCGAAGACCTGATGGACGAGGACGACGAGGACCGCATCACGAACAAGCTAATCGACGCCTTGGAAGACGAACGGGAGTTCGCATGAGCCGGTGGCTTTTGGATGCCCTCCTGATCCTCGTGTCAGGGGTTAGCATCACCGGACGCAAGATCCGCAAAGACTGAGAAAGTTATCAGCCCGCCGAGTGCGGGCTTTTTTGCGCCTACACTGCGCAGCCATGAAAAAGCTGATTTTCGACGTGGTGCTGGTCCTGGTGGCGCTGGCCGCGATCATCTACGCACCCATTCGACGAGCATGGCGCTTCGTCAACCCGCTTCGCAAGCGGTACCGGGATTAGGGCGTTCATACGATAGGGCGTTCATACGATTGACGGGGGCACAAGATGCGCTACAATACACGCACCTGTCGGGGTGGAAGCCGGCAGCAGCACTGGTAGTGCGAACCGAACCCTTATTGAGGGGGCGGGCTT